AGTGCCGCGTTTTTTTCGTTTACGGCTTGACTTCTGATTTACTGTCGAATGCTGATACTCAATGAGTCGAGAAAAGTTAAGCTGCGCTAGAAGTTTGTTGACAACGGCAATAGTAATTCCAAAAAAGTTGTCTTTAAAAACCAAGTTTTGAACTTTTGGATCGTGAACCACTGTGACGCTCGGTATTTTCGTTGTTTTTTGCGACAAAACAAAACCTTTATTACTCATGTTTTTTGACTTAACTGGCAAACCATACAACATATGTTGCAAAGCTGATTTGTTGTTTCCTTTAAACTGTTCGTCATCGAGGTGATTAGCATCAAGCTGGGGTGAAATCGTGATGCCACAATCCGGCACATAAAAAGGCTTTGGTTCTGGGAATGGAAAAGTGTTCGTTTCGGAGGCAACCAGTTTTTCGTTTGCTTGAGCAACAAAAAAATATGTTATTCCCCCACCGATTGGTTTTTTGTTATTGAGAAGATAAAAAGGAAAATCCCTAATTACTAATACGCCGATTTTTTCAATCTGATAACCGTCAATCGTGCAAAAATTGCCAATTCTTTCAAATTGCTCTAAAGGGGGCTTCTCAACAATCTGCGGAAGGTCTTGCCAGTCGCGACTTGCATCCCGCCATAGATTTCTTAGTAAAAAGTTCATCGGTTTTACCGGAAGCTCTAGCCACATATTGCCGTAAGGCATGTGCTGACCCCAACCAAATTCTCCCAGTGTGTCAACGGCATCCTCTAATATTAAGTTAGCATCAAACATGGGCGTTTCGCTGTCTACTTCGCTATCCAGTTTACTTGCACATTCGCCACAGCAGACCAAACATTTATTCATAATGTCCCGTGTTGCTTGTTTCACCATGTCTTCTCTAACAAAATATTTTTCGGTAGCGTTAAAATAGTTTCGCATCCGATCAAGATGCCTTTCGGTCTGCCGTTTTCCGACTTTGGTGTCGATTGACTTTGGAAAAACTTCTTGAAGAACAGGAAACACTTGATTTTTGCGAAACAATATCTTAGCTGCGTCAAGTATCTCGCCGTCGTCCTCATGATTTTCAAAGCCCATTTTTATCTCGCTTAAAATCAACGGAAGTAAATGTCATCTCGTTCTTCAAATCAGCTATCAATTTGTTAGCTTCTTTAAAGTCGTCGCCAAACAGGTGACCGGAAAAATCATGGGCCATGTCAAGACATTCTCTACGCTTTTCATAATCCGGCGTTGTCATCGCTAGACGCATTGCAACGACATACGCTTCAAAGGGGGTACTAATCTTCTGCATTTTCAATCTCCTCTTTCCATTTATCCGCCACCTTCCACACACGATATTTGTTCTTACCAATCGTTTCTGTGCGGGGGTGAAAGCCTTTAGTTAAACGGATGGCGCTACGAAATTTGTCTCTATCATTCCAAGTTTTGACTTCAACCGAGTCGCCATCTTTCATTTGATCCACAATCCATCCGGCACTACCCCGCCGCCGTCCACGAGTATTTGGTGGCGGCGGGATGTCCGTATCGATTTTAATGAGTTTTTTGCGGGTCATACGTTTCCTCCTCACATTCTTGACAACGAGGCGGATACATAGGGTCCGCCGTCCAGATCGCAGTAAGAACAAGCACCGCGACAAGGGAAGCGGGTTGTTCGTCTTTTATGACGATCTCACTACCATCGTTTTGCGCGGGCCATATTAGACGATTTTCAAAGCAAACAACCATCGTTTGCAAATCAGGATCCCTAGCTAAAGAAAGCTGCTGAATGCAAAACCCAACTTCACCGGTCGTTTCATCTGTCAAATAGCCTGGAGAATAGTCCTTAACCTCCAAGCCCGCTAAATTAAGGCCCGTGATAACGTGCCTCTCAAATATAGCGGCGTTTTTTCCTAATGTTTTTTCCATGTTTTCTCCTTTAGTGACTCACTATTGAACCACTTGTTGCCAATAATATAGGAGTATATACGACAATGTCAAATAAAATAGACAAAAAAATGCCCCGCTGGAGAACGGGGCTAATTTTCAACTAACAGATTTTAAAAAGGGGATAAAATATGCAAGCGCATAATAACTTGACAAAATTTAAGATGCAACTTTTTCTTTTTCTTTGCGCGTTGCTGTATAAAGTTCTTGAACTTTTCGTAGCTGGCCACTAATTGTCCGGCCTTCACGTTTTGCATCCCGTTTGATCTGCTCATACGTCTTGACCGGCACTAAAATTGACTTCCACTTCGTGGTATCCATACGACTTCTCCCATACTTGTTGAGAGTATATAAGACTTTATATAAGAAGTCAAAAAAAACCCCGCTGTAACGGGGTTTTAATCATCACATGAAATTTACTAAAGGAAATGTACTATGCTTGTACTCGCCCAGAAGAACATGTTTGACTATCGTTGTCAACTATTTCGCTTCGCCCCATGATGCGCCGATCTCGACATCACACAAGCTAGGCACTTCTAACGGCACGGCTTCAGTCATAATCTTGGCTATGCTCTCTGCCTCTTCTCTATTTTTCACCGACATCGCTATCTCATCATGTACCTGTAGCATCGGTAGCTTGCCCGCCTTATATATATCAATCATCGCTTTCTTCGTCATGTCCGCTGCTGACGCTTGTATAAGCCTGTTCAACGCTTTGTAAGTGAACGCCCGTTTCAAGCGCGTCGTTTCACCGTATTCTTTGACCGCGTCACGATAAGGCATGGCCTTACTCATACCGAATGTATCCGGCTCCCATAAGTCAAATCGGCACTTACGTCCCAATATGCTTCTTATTGATCCACTGGCTGCACGATCATTTAATCTGTTCTGAACACCCTGCATCAAACCTTTAACAAACGGCACACGGTCATGGTATTGCTTCACCAGATCCTTTGCCTCATCCACAGGGATGTCTAGCTGCTCTGAGAGCTTGTTTACGCCCATCCCGTACATCATGCCCAGATTAATGGTTTTCGCCTGTTTACGGTTGATTTTGGCCATTTCAGCGACCATCGTGTGAAAGTCCGTCGTCGGATCATTACAGTACCCGTCAACAAACTCTTGCACACCCTCTAACGGTATGCCACGCGACTGCCCATAAATGTGAGCGTAGTGGACCAAGATCCGTGGTTCTTGCTGCGAGAAATCAATTGCTGCCCACTGCTCATTTTCCTCTGGTAAAAACAAACTACGGATCATCGGCCCCAACTTCGGATCGCGGGCCGGTATCTGTTGTAAGTTGGGATTGTTCATAGAGAACCGACCTGATACTGTTCCACCGTCATCAGATCGGATTTGATTTATATGAGCATGAATGCGGCCATCACTGTGCGTGTAACGCATGATGGTATCGATGAAAGTTCCGGAAGTCTTATTAAGATTCCGAGCTTCCAAAATGAGTTGAGCGAGATCGCTTGGATGCTCTTGAAGCCAGAGCTTAGTGAAACTAGGCGCTTGTGTTTTCTCGGTTTTTGGGTATGCAATTCCGATCTTATCGAACGCCTTGGCAATACTTGCAGCGGCCCAGATTTCGACGTTCTGCCCGCTAATTTTCTTGATTTGTTTGTGGACTGCTTTTTCCCTTTTGAGGATTTCATCTCGCGTCCGCTCGACGCGGTCACTGTCGATCCGGATACCGCGCATTGTCATCTCGACGAGAATTGGCAAGAGGTCCAGTTCCAGATTAGCAATTTCCCAGAGTTCTTCTTTTCCAAGCTGGACTTTGAAGTATTGCCAGAGTTCAAGAGTGAGAGCAGCGTCAGTTTCTGCATAAGGTCCGACATACATGGACGGCAGTTTCCACATCTCTGCCTTTGGATCGACACCAAACTCCTTCGCTGCGACGACTAGGTCTTTTTCACTTTTTGTTTTGTTAAGATAATCGTAGGCACACGCATTGAGACTGTAGCTAAATCTATTCTCATCTAGCAAACTGGCAATCAACATCGTGTCGATTATTCTGCCGTTGACTTCAAAGCCGCTTGCACGTAACCAACCTAAATCATATTGCGCGTTGTGCATTATTTTTTCATTCGGCAACGCTAACAACTTCTTCATCCAATTGTTGACGATCCGTTTGTCAATATTGCCGCCCCCAAGATGCGCTATTGGAATATAGCCGGTCCAGTCGTCGGTTGCTACGGCGTAGCCGCATATCTCGCCATCTTGTGTTGCCCACCCAGGTCCCTTGCTTTTTATGTGCGGGTCACGGGTTTCCAAGTCGATAGCGATTCGTTTAGCGCCCGACAGGTCGGGCAACTCTAAAGGTGGACACCATTCTGTTTTTGGCGGAAACATCGCCATCTGAAGCGTCATTTTAATTTTCTCAACCGGTCTAATTCAGCGTCGATATAATACTTGATTTTCTTGGCATCGCGAATCGTGTTAGAGTGACTCGCCTGTCCGTAACGATAACACGCACGGAATATCTCACCGATCTGGGCATTCATGTTTTTGTGCGATATCAAATGTTGTAGCTCTGTCGCCTCTTCCGGCAGTTCATAATAAGAAGCCGTGCTGCCGTCGCTCGTCACAACCTTGCGTTTAGAAACGCGGCCCTCTGCGGTGTCATTCATCTAATTCTCCCATTTCTTCAATCAGACTTAGTTCTTCATCATTCAACTTAAAATAAAAAGCGGGCGTTTCCGGACCCATGCCCGCGCCAATAATATTAAATTCAAAAAACTCAACGGCTTCGTGATAATCCATCTTGTCTCTTTCCATCAGAATCTTAATGACCTTGTCTTCGTCATACAAAATTACGTCCGGTCTACCAAACTGTCGGCAGATCCCCGCTATGGCTTTGTCAAGTCCGTCCGCTCGTAACATCATTCACCCCAAACTTTAGTTTTGGTTCCTCCAAAATATTTGACAGCATGTCCTTCGTTAATCAGAATTTCACAAATGCTCTCACCTGTAGTGCCGTCTTCATTGATGACATATGGAATAGCCAAAGACCGGCCATATTTGTCAAGGAAATGACTGATGAAGCGTATTTTATTGGCGCAAAGTTCTTTGACTCGGGCTGTTGCTTTCAAGCCCAGTGCTTTTTCTTTCAGATTTCGGGTTCTTTTTTCCGGCGTGTCAATGCCGCTGAATCGCAGTTTTAGATTTTTTTTCCATAATCCAAAGCCCAAGTCGCAATTAACGATGACTGTGTCTCCGTCCACGACTCTTACGATCTCTCCTTCGTAATAATATAAATGCCCATTTTTATTCATAGTTGGTAACTCCTGTTGTGATCCTCTGGTTCGACTAAGTATAAATTCTGCAAGGTTCTGGTAACCGCAACATAGAACACTCGGTGCATGTCATCTGGGTTGATACTCATCTGTTCATCTGCTGCTGGCGAAAGGTCCGTGAACACTACCACGTTTTCCGCTTCCCCGCCCTTTGCACCGTGGATCGTGGACACCGTTATGCGCGGCACGGCAGAAAACTTTTCGCCTCTTCGTAGCATAGCAATGATGTAAGCCCTCTCAGATTCGGGCAGTCTGTCCATCGCCTCATGCCAGATCATGTCTTTTGTTGCGACTAAGCCGTGATCAGCTTGCAACTGCTCAAGTGTGACCATGTCCTCGTCGTCTAAAGCCGGTAATTTTTTAAAACCGCGAAGCACTCTGGTCTTCAATGACATAAAGCTATATATCTTTCGTGACACCGCACCGGAAACCGCTCTACCTTTTCTAAGATCCTCCCAACCAATCACAGCCTGACTGATCTTTTCGCTGATGCTCCGGAAGCCGCGATAGGTAAATAAATAGCCATTTGACTTCAGATCCTGTTGCACAGGCTGCAATAAGTAGCCCGCCTGACTTAGAATGAGCCATGAGCCGTGGGCCATGTCCAGTTCGTTGAGACTGTAAATTCTTTTCACCACGCCCGCTTCTTTTCGTGGCTCGTATTTCTTCGGAAACCGGTGACGTATTCTACTAACAACCCGCTCTGCAAGACTGTGTACCTTGCTGGGTATTCTGTAGCTCTGCGTCAGCGTTTCAACGCCGCCTTCGAGATTGATAAAATGTTCGACATCTGCACCGGCCCATCGGTAAATCGCTTGATCATCATCCCCCGCGCAGTACATTTTGTCCGATTTAGTATCTAGTAAATGGGCAATGTCCCATTGAAGCGGCGATAAATCTTGTGCTTCATCAAGAAAGGTTAGCTTGAACTGCGGGCAATAACGTGCGCCACTCGTAACGAATACGGACAGCATATCGGTGAAGTCATACAAGTTAAACTTATGCTTATACTCTCTAAGCGTTTTAGCGACGTAATCGACGATGCGCCATTCTTCTTCAATTCGACTAATGTTGTACTGTTCGCGCAACGGTACTTTGCGTAATCGCGCTAGGTTGATAACGCCTAGTATGGGATCAGCGCTTGCGTTGATTGATGGAAGGTCATCGTCGGCGGACGTTGTCTTTGATCCGTTCAGCGTGACCCCGCATACGTTAGACAATTCGCGGTAGTTCTCGGCTTGCATTACCTGATCGCGTTTGATGTCCGTTAGCGTCAGTGCAAGACTGTGTAGCGTTCTGAAATTAGGCAAGTCCTCTCGTGGACAAAGATCGAAGCGTTTTGCTGCACGTTCTTTTGCTTCGTTCGCTGCCTTGCGTGTAAATGCCAGAAAGGCGATTTCCGTGGGCCGCGTTCCGGCTTCCAATGCCTGATCCACCATATTCAAAAGCGTGGTAGTCTTACCCGTTCCTGGTGGTCCGAAGATTCTCAGCATCGTGCTTATCCTTCAATCGTTTATAGATTTGTCTTACCCGTTCTCTTGTCAGACCCAGACGTTCACCTATGGCGGTGAACGTCATGTCTCTTTCAAAACGCATATGAAAAATCTGATCGTTTCTTTCTGCTTTTTCGTCGGTCAAAACACAGCCTCCTTAGTTTCAAAT